CCTGGAGAAGATTCAATGAGCTGGCAAGATGCCCTCCTGATCCACCGGGCCGCCGAAAACTACCAGGGTGTGGCCCTTATGGTCCGTGACCCCGTTCTCCTGCGCCTGGCCGCAGCCTGGCCCAAGGTTAAGCGGCAGCTCCCGGAACCCCCTCCCCCAGGCCAGCAGGTGGACCTGGAAACTCTCTGGCAGAAAACCAGGGTGGATTTCCGGGAGTGGGCGGAACTGGCTCAGGTGGACGCTCTTCTGGTCATGGAAGGCTGGAAAGTCTTGAAGGGCAATGAGATCATCTTGCCGGACGGCACCTTGAATCATTTAGCCGACAGCGTCCTGAAAAAAGAGGCGGCCGGCCAACTCCTAAACCAGTTCGGGATCAAGCCGGGAGATCTGAAGAAATGACCCCGGACCCATATTACAACCCCGACTGCGACGTCTTTCTGGGGATCGACAAGGGCTTCAGGAATCCCAACGTCACCCTCTGGATTCAGCCGGATCGGAAATGGGAGCGGGTGATCGTTCTCTTCGCCCATTACCAGGTACTCAGGACTCCGGACGAAAACGCCAGGATTGCTCTGAAACTCCATCAGGCGCGAGGCTACGGCCGGCTTACCGGGGGCTGGGGCGATCCGTCGGCCCCGGATATGCTCCGGGCCTATTCCCTGGCTTTTGGGGTAGAGATCGCCGGGCCCCGCCAGTCCGTGGCCTGGGGCCATGAGATCGTCAAACAATGGCTCAAGACCGCCAGGATGACCAAGGGGGCGGCCGGCCTGGTCTTTTCCCGCTTCTGCCCCCGGGACCTGCTGGTGGAGATGAGTCACTACGAAAAGCATGAGCCCGGCAAGGGGGCGCACCACGGGCCGGACGGGCTCCGCTATTTCTTCGCCGGCTGGCAAGGTGGAAAATGACAGCTTCCGAAACCCCCCAGTCGAAACCGGAAATTCCGCCTATTTCCAAGCGCCGACAGCAGCGTATCAGAGAGATTCAGGACCTCTTTGACACCGGCTTGAAAGTATCTGAAATAGCTGCGATATACGGGATTTCCGAACGCATGGTGCGTCAGGACAAAGAAGACGGCAAAGCCTTCGACCGGGCCCTCTCCAAGACGGTGGACCAGGCGGAATTTCTGGGGCGGGAAATCAGAAGTTTTGAGCAGGCAATGCGCATGGAATGGCGGGCCTATCGGCTGGCCACCAACCCATTCGTGAAAGTCGCATGCATGAGAAACCTTATAGCCCTCAAGGAAAAATACATCAAATTCCTTCAGGGTGCCGGGCTCCTGGATAAGGTTCCAGAGCAGCTCAAGATCACCGGCCTCCCCCTGGAGGACGACAAAATCCGGGAAGCCGCCTATGCCCTGCTGGAAATGGTGCAGGAGAAGATCGAAAAAAATACAGAGGTTGAAACTTTCTGATCTTTACAGGGGCCCCGCATGACCGGCCAGGGCGCAGATTTAGACCTCGATCTTTTAAGACGGGATTTGATCGAGCACCATCGGCGCCATGGGTTCAAGGGACCTGAGGAACTACTGCGATTTATCAGGACCTTTTGGGGTCTGAGGGTGCCCCAGGCCCAGGTCTGCCCGGAGCACACGCCGCCTGCGGAATATATCGTGGACAGCTTCTTTGAAGAGGTCCAGGACTCGGTCTGCTGGGCCAACCGCGGCGGCGGCAAGACCCTCTTGGGCGCCTTGTCCACCTGGTTGGATACGGTCTTCAAAAGCGACTGCGCCACGAAGATCCTGGGCGGCTCCCTGGAGCAAAGCAAGAAGATGTACCAGCACCTGACGGGAGGGGGCGACGGCTGGGGACTGGCGACCGATGATTTCCGTTACCTGCTCCGGGGCGAAATGCTGGCGGCGCAGACGGCGCTGGTCAACAAATCGAACATCAATATTCTGACGGCTTCTTCTAAGTCAGTGCGCGGTCCGCACCCGCAGAAGCTCAAGTTGGACGAGGTGGACGAGTTCGAGGACAAGATCTACGAGGCCGCCTTGCTGATCCCCAAGACCAAGAAGAACATCAAGGCCAGCGTCCAGATTTATTCGACCATGCACAAGGCTTACGGCCTGATGAACCGGGTCATCTCCGAGGCGGTCCAGAGCGGCTACAAGATTTATAAGTGGTGCGTCTTCGACGTCATGGAGAAGTGCGTCGGCCGGGAGTGCACAGTCTGCGAGTTGTGGGAGGACTGCCAGGGGAAGGCGAAACAGGCCGACGGCTTTTACAGCATCGAGGACGCCATTTCGGAAAAACGCAAGGTCTCCCGGGACACCTGGCTCTGCGAGATGCTCTGCTTCCAGCCCAGCCAGGAAGGATTGATTTATAAGGAGTTCGATATGGCGCTGCACGTTATTTAGCCAACAGCTATAACGTAACTTCCCCCAACACCAAATAATAATAATGATACCAATAATAATTGGGAGCGGTGAAGTTTGTCCAGATTTAGTAGTAACGCTAATAATAATGCTAACCATTACTTAGGATTGTGAGAATAAACCTTCGATTGTGAGAAAAAACAAGTTTACATAAGTGCGTAATATAATAAGATAAAAATAAAACACGATAAATAATGAATAACTCAATATTACATAGCAACAACAAAGGGGGTGAGGCAATAGTATTATAAGATTACATCAGGTCGGGTGGCCGAGAAAGTGGGCATGGCGGCCAGTAAAAAAACCCCAGAAGACGAAGACCAGACCCGGCCAATCAGAGAGGAGATAGCAATCCTGGACTCTTATAAAAAGTCGAAACTGCAAATGGGGCGCAGGTGAATTTGCCAGCCTACCCGAGGCCCCTCCTGGTGATCAGATCGAATCTGTCCCTCCAGGTAGGATGGTGGTCACCGGATATCCACCGAGGACTGAGCACTCGGGTGATGAACCTGAACGCTTGCGGGTTTGTGGGTTTACCGAAAAGAACCCTGGGGATCGGCCCCCTAAAAGCCGAGCGCATGGCTGACCCGGAGATGTGCGGAATCAAGGAAGCCGGAGTACTGACCCTGAGCGAAAGCGGCCTGGAGGTGGTGGAGCGACGGAAACTCCAGGAAGGAAAGGGATGGGAAACGGCGGGGGTGATTCAAGCGGCCGGGTTGGGGAAGCGTGAAACAAGGACTTTTAACGTTGAATTTGGCTCTGTTATCGGGGTTAGGAATTCTGGCGGAGATCCTAACCCTTAAAGAGCGCCAAGCTCAATATCCCGATTGGAGGCAAGCTGAATGGAGGCTCAAAATTATTTTAGCCTGCCCGGTGGCGCCGGCGAGGAGGTGCGGTACGGGTGCCACAACTGCAAGCACTGGGACCGGATCACCGATACCTGCCCGATGTGGCCAGAAGAGCCCTGGTATAAGGGGCCGGTCTCCCGGAATCTTGAAGTCTGCCAATGCTGGGCCTGCGCTTATTGCGGGGGGCCCTGGTGGTGGCTGATGACCGATCACGACGTCTGTCAAACCCTGCTAATCGGGGCGGCGGCTTAAACGACTTTTCGACAGGAGGTAACGTGCAAACCTGTTCTTTCTTCAGGGTGCTGAACCGGCAGAATCAATTCGGGGAGCGCCTGGTATCCATCGCCTTTTACTGCCCCGGGGCTTATAGTGGCCGCTCTTATCCGGCCCTGGCTCCCCGGCGGGAGATGTTGAAGATGGACGAGGCCACCTACCGCGTCGAATATCAAAAGATTCTGAACAACCTGGACCCTCAAAAGGTCTTCGATGACCTGGGGGAAGACGCCATCCTGCTGTGCTGGGAAGCTTCCGGCAAATTCTGCCATCGGCGCCTGGTGGCCGAATGGCTGGAGAAGCACTTAGGGGTGAATGTCCCTGAGCTTGTTGTAAGGCATGGGCCGGGATTGTTCGACGACCTTTAAGTAACTCCATCTTTTTTAAAGGCACGGCGATCTGAATGAGCCACCAGTTAAATCGAACCAATCTCCCAGAAGCGGGGAAAGAATTGAAATCAGGTAAGAAAAGGGATACTATTGAGCCGGGTAGAGTTCAACCAGTTGAGGTCACAATTTGTGACCTCAAAAATTAGGGACCCGAGGGCGGGCCTTAACCAGTCAAATTGATCCCTGCAAGATCAGGAGATGCCAACTATGGAAGACCACCAAGATATTCTGTCTCAAATAGTGACAGCCCTCCGGGAAGGACTGGGAGAGA